CTTATTACGGTGAATTTGGTATGAATTCATCGGTATTTAGTGCTTCTACACCGGCTGATTTCTTTAGTATTAACAACGGAATTTATTTTTCAGGTCACGATGGTGACATGAGCATTGGATCAGGCAATGGTTATAAAACTTATTTAGCCTGGGGAACTACTGGTCAATCTGCACACGTTATTAACGTTTCAGGTGCTATTGGTTTAAATACTAATTTAGGTACAACCCCAGCATTAAGTGGAACAACTAACTTTGGTACTGCCGGCCAAGTATTAACTAGCCAAGGTTCTGCCGCCACTCCAACTTGGACAACTGTATCTGCTGGCGTAACTACATTTAGTGCTGGAACAACTGGTTTAACACCATCTACCGCTACAAGTGGTGCAGTTACATTGGCTGGAACTTTAGCAGTAGCAAACGGCGGTACTGGAATAACTGCGTTTGGCACGGGCGTAGCTACTGCATTAGGTCAAAACGTAACGGGATCAGGAAGTATAGTTTTGGCAACCAGCCCAACTTTAGTTACCCCAGCATTAGGTACGCCAGCAAGCGGAGTTGTTACAAACCTTACTGGTACTGCTTCTATTAATATTAATGGAACTGTTGGTGCTACAACTGCTTCAACTGGTGCATTTACTACTATATCGGCAACTGGCGTAATAACATCAACTTTAGCCACAGGAACCGCACCTTTTACTGTTGCAAGCACTACACAAGTAGCTAACTTAAATGCGGCAACGGCTGGTACTGCAACAAATGCAACAAATACTGCAATTACTGACGATACAACTACTGCAACTACGGTTTACCCTACATGGGTAGGAACAACTTCAGGAAATCAGGCAATAAAAACTACATCTACAAGATTTAGTTTTGTACCGTCAACTGGTGTATTAAGTGCCACTTCTTTTGCTGGTTCAGGGGCAAATTTAACTGGTGTTATTACTACTGCTGGAACTGGTTTATCTGCTTCAAGCGGAACACTTAATGCAACTGGTACAACTTTAAATTCTCAAACTTCAGCTTATGTATTGGTAGCTAGTGATGCTGGTAAAGCAATTTCCATTACAACTGGTGGCGTAACTGTAAACAATTCAGTATTTAGTGCTGGCAATATTGTTACGATTTACAACAATTCAGGATCAAGTCAAACCATTACCCAAGGTACTGGCGTGACATTGCAATGGGCCGGTCAAACTACATCAACAACTGGTACTAGAACTTTAGCTTTGTATAGTATGGCATCAATTCTATTTATTTCATCAAGCGTAGGTGTAATTTCAGGTGCCGGGTTAACTTAAATGACAATTCAGCAACTTTTATTTACTGGTTTAGTTCAACCTATTTCCGTTACTTATTTAGCGGTTGCTGGCGGTGGCGGTGGTGGATCAGGTTGTGGCGGTGGTGGCGGTGCTGGTGGATTTAGAACGGCTACTGTATCAATTAATCCATTTGTAGTTTATACAATTACAGTTGGAACAGGTGGCGCTGGTGGTGCTACTGGAGTCAAAGGTAACGATTCTGTTATTAGTGGCACAGGATTAACAACAATTACTTCAACTGGTGGCGGTTTAAGTACGCAATCAACTAGCGGTGGTTCAGGCGGTTCAGGCGGTGGATCAGGATATGGCGGTAGTGGCGGTGCTGGAAATACCCCATCAACTTCACCATCACAAGGCAACAATGGTGGTACAGGATTTAATAGTGGTGGAAATTATTTTGCTGGCGGTGGTGGTGGCGGTGCTAGTGCAGTTGGAACTAATGGGTATTTAGATAGCGGAATTACTACTTATTGCGGTAATGGTGGTAATGGTTCTGCTTCTTCAATTAGCGGTTCTTCTGTAACGTATGCTGGTGGTGGCGGTGCTTCAGGATATTCTTTATCTTCTTCACTTGTTGTTGGCACTGGTGGAACTGGCGGTGGTGGTAATGGCGGTAATGCGGCATCAGGTAGCAACGGAACTCCCAATTTAGGTGGCGGTGGCGGCGCTGGCGGTTATCCAAGCGGAAATGGTGGTCAAGGTGGTTCAGGAGTGGTATTCCTTGCAGTACCAACGGCAAGATATACAGGCGTTTACACAGGAACACAAGCGGCTACATTCCCTAAAGTAGTTGGTGCAAATACAGTTCTTTGCTGGACAGCATCAGGGAGTTATACGGCATGAGCAATTACGCAAAAGTAGAAAATGGAATAGTTGTTCAAGTAATTGTTGTTGAACAAAGCGTTTTAGATAGTGGATTATTTGGAACTGGATGGGTGCAAACTTCTTACAATACTAGGGGTAATGTTCATTATGGCCCTGATGGCCAACCTGACGGCGGTATAGCGTTAAGGGGTAATTTTGCTGGTATAGGTTATGTTTATGACCAACAAAATGATGTTTTTTATGAATCACAACCTTACCCTAGTTGGACTTTAGATCATCAAACTTGGCTTTGGAAGGCACCAACACCAATGCCAATAACTGGCCACCCTTATGGATGGGATGAATCAACCCTTACTTGGATAGAAATTACTTAATTATGTTTACATGGACAATTCTTGAATTATTTGCAGAAAATAATCAATTATCTTCGGTACGCTATTTGTTAACTGGAACTGACGATGGGATTGCCGTTGCTTCAGAAGGTAAACATACATTTTCTGATGGAATAGTAAACAAACCTTTAGAACAAATTGTTGAATTAGATATTTTGCAATGGCTTGAAAAAGACACTACCCAGGATGATGTAAACGCTATAAAATTAGCGGTAGAAAATCAATTAAGAGCATTAAAAACAACAAAAAAAGTAGATTTTCCTTGGGAAAAAGACACTTTCACTATTGGATAAAATATGGCAAAGCCAATTGACATTATTACTGGTGCCTTAAAAGACATAGGTGCATTAGCCGCCGGTGAAAGCCCAACTAATGATGCCGCACAAGATGCGCTATATATGCTTAATCTAATCGTTGACCAATGGTCTAACGAAAACATGATGGTTTTTAACATTCAAGAAATTATTTGGAATGTAATACCAGGGCAAGTTCAATATACGATTGGCCCAAACCATACAACTGCAAACTTTATTGGGGCGCAATACACCGGATCAATTACTGGCAATGTATTGACTGTTACGGCCATTTCAAGCGGTGCAGTAGTGGTAAACCAATATTTAAGCGGTTCAGGAATTACTGATGGCACTAAAATTATTGCTACTTTAACGGGTGCTGGCGGCAACGTTAACGAAGTTGGTACTTATTTACTTAATACCACCTACGCAAGCCCAGTAGCTTCCCAACTAATCCAGGCTTATTACGCCAAACCATTAAACATCAATTCTGCTTATGTACGTATTAATACAAGCCAAAGTAGCGGAAGCCCCATATTAACTGGCGGTATTGACTATCCAGTAGCTTGTATTGCGCTTGAAAATTACAATTCAATTGGCCTTAAAACGCTAAATGGACCGTGGCCTAAAGCCCTTTATTTCAATGCAAATGAAGATTCAGGTAACGTTTTCTTATGGCCTAGCCCATCCCAAGGCGAAGTTCATATGTTTGCTGAAACATTGTTCAGAAATTATGATTCGCTTTATGACGATGCAACATTGCCACAAGGCTATACGGCGGCATTGCGTTGGTGCTTGGGGGAACGTTTATGCCCAATGTATGGCAAAAGTGACCCAGTATTATTAGCCCAAATTAGTTCTTTTGCCGCACAAGCTAAAGCCACCTTAAAATCAACAAACATGGCTCCAATGCGTGTTTCACGTTATTCAGATGCCTTATTAATGAGCAGAGCCAAAGATGCTGGATGGATTTTAACCGGCGGCTTTACTAACTAGGGTTAAATATGCCTGATTTTGGATTTGTTGGCCCATCGTATGAAGCCCCTTCCATCTACCAAGATGCCCAGGAATGTATTAACTTTCGCCCTGAAATTGATCCGTTAAAACAACCTGGAATGAATGGCGTAGTAGCTTTATATCCAACCCCAGGGCTTACTAATAAAGTAACTTTATTTAATACCGCTGAAGTACGGGGTATGCGAACCGTAAGTGGCGGTGATTACATGGTGGCAGTTTGTGGCCAATACGTATATGTTTTAAGTTCTAGCTTTACTCCAACTATTATTGGAACTTTGAATAGTTCTACTGGAATGGTAGGCATTACAGACAATGGTTTAAATGTTTACATAGTTGACGGGGTTTACCGCTATACATGGCGTATATCTAACCCTTCTTCCGCACAATTTATTGGTTCTGTATCTACGACACAATTAAATGTAACATCAATGAAATCCGGTACATTGGCCGTAGGTCAACAATTGTTTGGTCTTGGAGTAAGCCCTGAAACCGTTATTACTGCCCTTGGAAGTGGTACTGGTGGCGTAGGTACTTACACCATCAACATAAGCCAAACCGTTACTTCCCAAACTTTAAATACTGCGGCCGTAGCGGCAAGGGTAACGGGATCAATTTCCGGCACAGTTTTAACTGTTAGTGCAGTAACTAGCGGTACTCTATATCCAGGCCAAACCATTCAAGGAACTGGCGTAACCGCTGGCACAATTATTACGGCTTTGGGTGGTTCTGCCGCATTATCTTTTGCTATTACTTCCGGTGGTACAGGATATGCCGTAGGTGACACTATAACGGTTACGGGGGGTGTTTATAGCCAGCAAGCTACCTACACAGTAGCAACCGTTGCCGCTGGCGTAGTAACGGGTTTAACAACCGTTAGCAATGGCGTTTATAGCATAGTGCCTGGAACCCCATCCCAAACAACTACTAGCGGTAATGGTACAGGGTTAACCCTTACATTAACTTTTGGTACTGGTACAGGCAATACTGGAAGTTATGTTGTTAGCACTTCACAAACTGTTGCATCAACAACCTTATATGCACTTAACTTTAGCGTAATGCCATCTAATGATGGTCCATTTCAAGGTGCTGATGTAGTGGATGTAGTGGATAACTATTTTGTATATAACCGCCCTGGCACACAACAATTTGGTTCGACTTCCCCTTTATCGCCTATTTCACCAGCGTTAAGCTTTAGTTCTAAAGATGGCGCACCGGATGATTTAGTTTCAATTATTGTGGATCACCGAGAAGTTTATTTACTGGGTGAAGTATCTAGCGAAGTATGGATAGATAGCGGATTATTCCCATTTGCTTTCCAGCGTATTCCTGGCACTTCCACCCCGCACGGTATTGCGGCC